GAGGCTTGGCAGGAGGCGTGCCTGGTGCATTTACTGGTGCAGCATTAGGTCAGTTGAGTGACAATATCGGGCAAGCACTAGGCGCCACTGCTAGTTATACAGCAGAAATTGACAAGCAGCGCATTGCCCTCAAAAACGTCACCAAGGACGTGGCCGAATATCAAAATGCTCTTGCATTTATTGATAAAACCAGCAGGGATTTGGCCATTCCTCAAGACGTATTAAACAAGCAATTTACTCAACTTTCTGCTTCTGTTATTGGAGCAGGCGGTGATATAGGCTTAGCCAAAGAAGCTTTTATTGGCATAGCGGCAGGCATTAGAGGCACTGGTGGTTCGCTGGCCGATATGGAAGGCGCTTTAAGGGCCACTGCCCAAGTATTTAGCAAGGGCAAAGTAAGCGCAGAAGAACTTCGTCAACAAATTGGAGAAAGGCTACCTGGTGCGTTTACGCTTTTTGCCAAGTCAATGGGCAAGACGCCGCAGGAACTGGACAAGATGCTGGAACAGGGGCAAGTCACGCTAAATGATTTCATGGGCTTTGTTCGCACGCTCTCTACAGAGTACGGAGCTTCTGCTGCTGAAATTGCCGCCAGTTCTCAAGCCGCTGGAGATCGTCTTGCCACCACCATGTCAAGAATGCGCGAAGCAGTTGGCAGAGAATTGCAACCATTGGGAGCACAATTCCAAGAAATAATTGCAAATGCCGTGGCCGATAACGAAGAAAATCTTGTGGCATTGGCCAAAGCTTTCTCTCAAGCGGCACAAGCTATTGGTAGCTTCATTGGAAAATACGGAGAACTAATTGTATCACTGGGATCTGCTGCTTTGCTTTTTGGTGGCACAATTCTGGCCGTCAAGGGAATTAGCGCTGCATTTGCAGCCATAGGACCGGCAATTACAACTGCTTCTGCAGCAATCGCAGGTTATGGCGGTGCAATGGCGACGTTGAAACTTGCAATAGCTGGACTTGGAGGCCCAATTACGCTGACCATTGCAGGCCTAGTTCTTTTGGCCAAAGGCGTTTATGACACTAACGAAACGTTCCGTAATTTTGTACAGAACATTGGGGGCATTCTCGCCACTGATTTCAAAAATGCCGTAGATGGCATGGCCGATGATGCTAGAACTGCAGCAAGTGAAATCGAAAACGCATTTGACACGTTAAAACAAAACTTACAGCCCATTGGTAATTTTATTGAAAAATTCTTTGAAGATGTTTTTGGTTCCGTATCAGACGATGGGGAATCCAGTGCAAGTAATGTTGACAACGCATTTGCAACTGCATTTAACAATATTCTGTCTCAAGGCGCAGCAGCATTTAGTGGACTGAGTGCTTTAATTGGCAATTGGTGGAACAGTTTGCCTGCTCCCATTCGCAACATTCTTGGCGGCAATACTGCTTCCATATTAGTTGGAGCCGCTGACTATGCAGGAAGTCGGGTAAGCCAAGCGTCCAAAGGTAAACCAGAGCGGCAAGGACCATACGTTCCCGAAAGACTACAGAAGGCCCCGCTTGAAGACACTTTGCCAAAAACATTCCCAGGCGGCGGAGATGGTGGAGCCGATGGCGGAGGCAGCAAGAAGGCTAAAAAAGAAAAAGAGCTTCAGGAATACATTCGTAACGAACAAGATTTTTTGCGGCAACTAGCGCAAATTGGTCAAAATCGTCTTGCATTGACGATGGGGCTGTCTAATGAAGAACTAAATATCCTGCAAGGCCAAGCGCAATTCAGATCGGACAATGCAATCAATGAGCAGCAATATTTACAAGACCAGCGCGATGCCGCTAAGTATTCGATAGAAACGCGAGATCAATACTTGAAGGACATCAAAGAAAAATACGATAATGAAAACACTTTAATTCAGCAGCAGCTTGATCAGTCTGTTTATGCTCCATTCTTAGCCTTAGAAAAGCAGTTGATAGGAGAAAATGAAGCGTTAGAAGCTTCATTGAAGGCACTAAGAGAAGGAAGGACGGAATTAACAGCAGAAGAGCGCATCGGCCTTGAGGTCAACAGGCTATTGCAGGCACGGGCACAAGCAGGCTTAGAGATCACCCCTAAAATTACCAAGGCCATCCAAGATCAAGCGAAAGCCCAAGATGACTTGAATGAAAAGATACTTTACACAACAAAACTTAAAGCCCTTGAAAAGGAGATCAAGCTCCTTTCAATTATTAATAGCGAAGAACGCCGATTAGCAGAACTTCGCGCAGAGAATCCGTCATTTACAGAGGGACAAATTAAAGCAATCTTTGATCTCGAAAAGATCAAGAAAAATATTGAAGACACTCGTGCTCTCGTTGATGGTTTCGTCTCTCAGACTTCCAGCGATTACAAAGGCTTCTTAAAAGCAGTGATTTCTGGCGAAGATGCGGCTGATGCTTTGAAGCAATTCCAAGAAGGCTTGAAAGATAGAGTGTTGACCATCTTCCTTGATTTTGCCATGGCTCCCGTGGAGAAATTCCTGAAAGAAAGCCTTGAAGGATTGTTCCTGCCGAAAGCGCCAAAAGAGCTTAAGCCTGAAGAGGAAAAAGCAAAAACTGGCATTGAAGGAAATACCGTGGCAACTGATGCAAACACCACGGCCATTAACAATCTCACTGCTGCATTGCAAGGAGCAGGAGCTGCGTCTCCCACGTCTGCTGCTGCAGGCGGCGGCATTGGAGGAGGCATCTTTGATGCGGCCAATGTCTTCGGTGGCGGCGGCAATCTGACTGGAGGCATTTTCGACACCATTTCGCAGCAAATGGGAGGAGCCACGGAATCTCTTAGTAGTTTTAGCTCCCACATGAGCAATTTCATTGATACCAGCATGGCTTCTGCTGATGCCGTAGGAAGCTGGGGCGATTCTTTCAACACGCAGCTTTCAGAATCGCTTACAAAAGCCACTGACACCACCAATGAACAAGGCGCCACTTTCCAGGAAAGCCTTGGTAAAGCCGTTGGAGCTATTGGCATTGCGGCAGGCGCCATCATGGGCATTGCTGCTGGCATCAGTCAAATTAAAGAAGGTGGCACTGCTAATGTGCTTGGCGGCATTGGCAGTATCCTGACCAGCATTGGCGGGGGGATGATGGGCTTTATGGGCATGTTCGGCGCTAATGGTGGTGTTGCTCCAAAAGGTTGGAAGCCCTTCCCTGTTGCAGCATTCGCCAATGGTGGCACTGTCACTGGTCCCACGCTTGGCCTAGTAGGCGAAGGCAAATACAACGAAGCCATTGTTCCTCTTCCCGACGGGCGCTCCATTCCCGTGCAAATGCGAGGCGGCTCGTCTCGTGACCTTCTAAATGCTCCTGGTTCCGCCCCTGCTGCCCCTACAATGCTTTCTATGAGCTTCCAGAGCACAACCATCAATGGAGTGGAGTATGTGGACAGAGCGCAGCTAGAGGCAGCAATGGCAGAGACTAGGAAGTCAGCCGCTCGTGATGGTGCTTCTCGTGGTGCTTCGCTAGCCTTAGACAAGCTTCAAAATTCTCCTTCCACTCGTCGCCGTGTTGGCATTCGTTAATCATGGCTGACTTTCCTTCTCGCGTTAGTGCCACTTCTCGCATTGACATTAAGCCTACTAATAGGAGCTTTTCTTTTGGCGAATATCCAATCAAAAGCTACCGTAGCATTTCTGGCGCAGTAGTAAAAAGAGCTTTTGGCAATAGAGCGTTTAATTATTCCTTGCAGCTTGAATTTGCCAATGTTTCTGATGCCATTGTTTCCGTAATTTTTGATCATTACCATGGGCAAGGCGGACCATTAAATGGTTTTCGCATTCCAAACACTTTATTGTCCGGCATGGATCTTGATTTAATTGAACGCCTTCAACAACCAACTGGCATCTTATGGTTCTATAAAGCAGCGCCTGAAGTGCAAAGCATTCCGCCCGATTTGAACACTGTTTCATTTTCTCTCATTGGCGAACTTGCTTATCAATAATGGCGCTGAAAATTGTCCAGTATTTTGAACTCACTGCATTCACCACTGTTGCAGCCGCTCGATCATTGGCAAACATTGACCAAGCTGATGGTATTGTGCAGAAAGGAGACACTGGCGCCGTTGTCCATCGCTACCAAAATTTCTTCATCAATCAGCAAATTAGACGCGCTAACAAACGTTTTGACTTTGCTCCTTTCAAAATGGAAGGCACGTCGTCCAATCTTGGCGGGGATAATGCTTTAGTGCAAGTTTTGTTTCCCAACGTGGAAGTGGCTTTGCGCTTAGTAGAACAAGGCAATGGGAACAGGCTTAGCCGCTTGGAGCTCACCACTGCTTGGTTGAATGAAAATGACGGAGAGACAAAAAGCATTGCAGAACGCTTCCTAGGCATTGGTGCATCATTTTCAGAAACCACCATTGAACTTCGCTTCAAGAGCGCCATGGATAGCGTGACTGGCAGATTTCCTGCTCGTTCCTTATCGCGCAATTTAATTGGCATTGTCCCATTGAATGCTGACCTACGCTTGCAATAAGCCATGATTGTTTTTAATGATTTAATCGGCCTTGAATATAAATGGGGCGCTCATCCATCAGACGGTAGTGGCTGCACAGACTGTTTTGCTTTGGTGATGGAAGTGAGAAAGCGCCTTGGCTTGCATGATTTCTACCCTGATTTTCAATGGGTGTATGAAGCTTATGGTCATGAAGGCGTGGGAGGAAGGCAAATTTTGCGCTGGTTCTGGGACCATGGACAGCGCATTGACCATGCTCGTGATGGTGCCATTTTCAGAACGATGGGAGCAAATGCAACGGGTTTGGCCCTGGCGGCAGTAATTGACAGCGAAAGCGCCTTGCTGATTGGACCATCCCAGAGAGTTATTGCTTTGCCATTCGCTAAAGTGGCAGGTGGAAGATTCTATTGGGCTGATTGATGACAAATGAACGCAAGCTCATGCCGTATGAGCATCAGCTCATTGAAGCCCTAGATATTACGAAAGAAGACTATTTAGACTTTGTTGCGCAACAGCACGTTTACGAGGATATTAAAGAAGGCACGATTTTTGATGCAAGAAATGATTTTGGGGTGACGGCAATCATCCTCGTCATTGTCGGCACCATCTTGCAAGTGGCGGCAGCATTGCTCGCCAAGCCAGAAGAAGAAAAATCAGGGCAAAAGCGCACTAGAGACGATATATTTGCTCCTCGTTCTGGCTTCAATAGCACTCAGCAGCTAGCCACCTATGGAGATCCCGTCAATTTAATCTATACAAACAAGCAAGTTAATGACCAGGGCGGCGTAAGAGTAAACACTGCTCTTATTTGGTCTGCCATGAAAAGCTTTGGCAGCAGTCAATATATACAAATGCTCTTTGTACTAGGGGCAGGAGGCGTTGGACAGATTGATTACAGTCGCACGGCGTTTGGGCAAACGCCTATTCGCGACCTCGTCTCCCAAAATTATTGGCTTTATTTTCAAAACAATGGTACTGGCGCCATTAGAAAAAATCAATTACGAGCCGGCGGACAGGGGCAGAGGGATCCAGGGGCTTTTGGTTCTGGCGGGGACAATGTATACCGCGTGTTTGCTCGTAATAGCGCTTCTTCTATGACTGATGGTTTCAGTCATGCCATTTCACCAGCCACTTCTAGCAACTTTGGCGCTTATGCTCCTGTGCCCATCAATGTGCTCATCGAAGTGAGAAACGAATGGGGGCGTCATGGACGGGCCCCAAATCGAATCACAGTGTGGGGCTTGGCTCGATGGGGAAAAAATAAGCCTGGAAGTGCTGGCGAGTGGATTTACCGAGGAGAGCGCATGAGAGTGACAGTGGAGAAAACATACAACGAATATGAAGGCCTCGCAAGCGAAGAAGCAGCCGAATCAAGACGCGCCATTTCGTCCGCTTTTGATAATGCAGGCGTCATGAAGCTTGGTGCTGCAAAATTTTCTGTCATTCGCATTAATACTGGCTCTACGGAAGAAAAAGATATGGTAATTGATTTGGTATGCACGCAAAGTGGAGCAGCCCCTAGCTGTCCTTATAACGTCACCATTCAAAACTTTTACGGCAATGTTTTTTACATTAAGGCATTGGTAAAAGTAGAGGTGGCTAAGTATGAAACTCTTTCGCCATGCCACATGGTTGATTTTGCTATTAAGGGACAAGTATGGCGGCGCATTTCTGGACGACAAAGCACTTATGGAAGCGATCGTATTTCCGCTCCTTTTCGTGATACCGACAATGGCATCAAGAAAAGAAGTGCAATGTTCTTCGTTAAATACAAGAAAGCTAATAGCACGGACGGGTTTACTTTTGTTCCTGGCATTTTTGTTGTCAGCCGCGCAGCAGAAGTGGATAATTTTGTTTACTTTCGTTTTGATTCAGGCTTGCAAGGCTTGAGCACGGCAGAACATTGGCAGTTTGAAATTGAACCCGTACACGATAGTCTTGCAGAATTTAGAACCCACCCATTGGCGACGCAAGGCATTCTTTTCTTTTATTTAGAAAATTCAGGCTCAATACAGCGTATTGGGCTGCCTGGTAATGCGCGCATCTTTTTCACAGGCAATGTTCGTGGAAGTGGGAATTATTTTCCCCCTAACAATACAGGACCAATAGGCACAAATCAATACGATCTGTTTAGTCAATCTTCTGACACGCAATATCAAATGTCTTTTGATCGCGGGCCAGAATTTACTATTACGGCAGTAACGGAACAAATTCGAGAATCGGCTACAAACTTTCTTGGCTTGTATCAAGACATTTCACTTTTGGGCTTCAATATGTATTCAGGGCGTAATGTGCAAGACTTACGCTCATTGACGGCCTTTGTTGAGCTAGGAAGGCGTTCTCGGCTTCTTCGTACATCAGGAGAAGTGAATGGAATTAAATGGGGACAGCCAGGCTATCAATATCTTTCTCCATCGCCCAATGGCTATGCAAACACTGCTCCTGATATTTTCATTGACACTGCGCTTGATGCAAACGATGGCATTGGTAAATATGCTGGTGATTTATTCTCCATTGACCTAGAACAACTTGCACGAAGCAAGAAATTCTGCAAAAGAAATCGCTTGTTTATGGATGGCATAGTTGCAGAAGCCACTTCTTGGCGGCAATTTTGGGCTGAAAAGGCTGGCTTTAGCTTGCTTGAACTTGCCAAGCAAGATGGAAAAGAATCGCTAGTTCCAGCCGTGCCGTACAACAGAAACAATGGAACCATTAGCAGGACCATTCGGATTAGTGCGTTGTTTAACCCCGGCAATATTCTTGAAGATAGCTACAAGGAAGAATTTGTTGACTATGGCATCAACACAGAAGATGTGATTATAACTGTTATTTACAGAGACAATGAGCGCGAAGGTGCTTTCCCCCGTAAAAATAGTGTGGATGTGGCTCTCAATGGAGTGGATGAAAGCAACGCTTTTCGTGAAACAGTAGATGCTTCTGCTTTTGTCACGAGACGAGCGCAAGCTATTTTAATAGGCAAATATCTCTGTCAAATACGCCGTCATTCTCGCCGCTCCATTGAATTCAAAACTTTTCCCACGGATAGTTTTGTTGCACCAGGCTCTTACATCTATGTGGAATTTGCGCAAAACCAGTGGAATCGCATTCAAACTGGCACGATTGGCGAAGGGGGTAAGCTGAATTTACCTTTTGGCGAAACCATTAAAAATGGTTCTTATCAAATGCTGATTTACAATCCAGTGATGATTGAGAATAAGACCATCTATAGAGAGGCGGAGCCAATCGTCGATGGCGCGTCTGCCGCCTTGCGCAAGTTCAAAAACCATGTGTTTGTACTTGGTAAAGTAATCAAAAGTAAGCGCGTGTTTCGCGCCACGGAAGTGTCAATGGACGAAGAGGGAGAAGTGACCATTAAGGGCGTGGAGCATGGCACTGACGCTGATGGTCTGTCTTTAATTTCTCGTGGCTTAGACGT